CTGAAGTCCGGTCTGAATCAGTACGGCGGCGGCGGTGAATGATGCGGCGCCGGACAGGTTGATCGCGGCGGAAGTATGGCTCGTGCCATCAATCAGCACCGTGATCGTGCCGGAGAGCGCGGTGAGTTCTGCGAGCGTCATTGCACCCAGATTGCCGCCGCGCATATAACCCGCGACCGGGGCCGTCGGGTATTGGAAGAAATAAAGCTCGGCCGGGATCTGTGTCGCGCCGTTGAAGGCGTTGAAGTAGTTCGTGGCGATCGTCGCTTGCAGTGATGTCGAGCCGTACCAGGCAGCGACCGCCGGCTGATTGGCGAAACCCTGCACGGTGCCCATGGGGATGGACGTGTCGCCACTGTTATCGCCAAACACGCCGTTCATGCCGGGTGCATCGCCCGATACATCCAATACCGATGGGATGGAATTGACGAACTTTCTGGCAGGGATCGCGGCAATGGTCATGTCAGGTTCGTCCCATCAGTTTGAAAAAAGAACATTCACATCTTTCAAGGTGAGATCGAGCGCGTCAGCGTATTGCTGCTGAACTGTCGCGACAGGATTCCACTGGAGAGAGCAGTCGAGCGACCAGCGCTCCTCGTAGGCGTCCTCAGAATCTATAAGAGGCATCATCCTTGCCTCATTCGCGTAAAGCGGCTCGCAGTTCGGCGCCAGCGCGTTGAACCCGTACGCATCGGCAAACACGGTGGAGACGGTCGCGGCCCAGGAGCCGGAATCGGGTCCGTAGAAATCGACCTGCATCGGCACCCGAATGGACTGTGCTATCGAGTAAGTCGTCGGCGGTGATGTCCCGTCAGTCACGAACGTATCCACAGGGGTAGCGAGACGGTCCTGAAACAACGCTTGCATCACGACGAATCCTGGGCGCGGTGGCGGCATCGCGACACGGTTCGGCAGCCCGCGGATGACCGGGACGCCGGCCGGCAGTACGCCCGTCAGGAAAGACTCCATGGCTTGGTAGAGCGCGTCGTGGTCAGGGGTGATGATGAGCGTCACGCCGACCTCACAAGACGGCCCTGGGAGTCGAGCACGAGTAAGCCGTCGCTATCAGATACGGTGTAGAGCCGATCCGTCTGAAGAACCGCCAGCATCTTGCTCCAGCCACCCTGATCGACGTTCCAGCCTTCATCGGGTCGCGCCACGAGCCAAGCGTCGTTCTGACTTCCGTCCCACTGTGGGAAAAGCAGCAGATCGCTTCCGGTTTGATTCACGCGCACGATGCCTTGAGGGTCGGAGAACATCCAGACGGTGCGGATCACGCCCTGAAGCTGCAGGAACTCGGCGAAGCGAAGATCCCGAGATGATGGTGACTGGACCTGCAGTTGCATGGAAACGGCAGGCCGAAATGAGGCGACCTGGCGTCCGTCGGGTCCGGTCACGAAGCCTTTGTTGACGTACCAGTAGCCTGCGATGTCGGGGTTGATCGCGGGGATGACTTGGCGGACGGCGAGGTGCAGGTTAAGGCTCATCCCCTCACCTCGAATGCGGGATGCTTCGCGAGCCACAGCGCGCACCACGTGAGGCGCATCGTGACGGCGGCGCGCAGGAGCGCCATCCACCAAGGCTTGATGCGCAACGCCACGGTGATCTCGGAGGCCATCATTGCACCTCGAAATCGACGGCGCGTTTCATGATCCCGTGATCCTGGCCGCGCTTCGAGAAGCCCTTGATGAAGGCGGTGAGCGGGGCGTTGTCTGCTGGACCCGTTTCGATCGCGTCCACCAACTGTCCTTGGATCAGAATGCCCATCTTCGCCAACGCTTTGCCGGCGTCGTACTCCGAGCCCTTCAAGAATCGGCCGAGATGACCACCCCAGTTCGGCGATTTGCTCAGGATCGTCTGACGAAAGAATGGGAACGGCTTTTGTGTGCTCGTTCCGAATTCCTCCCAGAATGCGACCTGCGCGACATGGAGCTGCGGGCTGTGCGTCTCCTGCCAATGAGCCCAGGACGACAGCAGATGCTCCCATCCCAGGCGGCCCTTCTCGCCGAGGATGGGCGTCTTGCGAGCTCGCTTGGCCGCCGCGGCGAGACGGGCGCCCCCGTCGTTCGCGGGATAGTCTGCGTTCTCGAGGAACCCGACGTTGACTCGCTTCGCCTTCTCGAGGCCGTGCGACATCTGAAGCAGCCGAGCTTTGAGCTTGTCGCCACCTGAAAATTTGACCGCTACGTCCACTGTAGCTATTCCGGCTGTACCGCAATGAGCGCCGTGGCACCAGCGCGGATGACTTGCGCCCAGATCGTCTGCGCGAGCTGGAAGGTGTGATTGTCGCCCTGGTTCAAGAGCACGATCCCATCGCTGCCGGTGGGCTCAGCGCTGGCGCAGACGAACATCACGGGCACTTGGTCTGAGAGATTCTGTGCGGTGGCGGGTCCCGTCCCTACGTTGTGCCAGGCACCATCACCGGTAAGGGTTGTACGTTCCGACATGTCTCAGTCCTCACGGTGGAACGTAGGCAAGACGTCCGCTTGAGATGTACGGGCCAACACTGCTCGCGACATCGAGGAGCGCAAGCAGCATCGTTCCATACGGAGGAGAAGATAGGAGCACAGATGCCAGCGCGCTGGAGCCAAACGCCGGCAGCGTGAAAGATACGCTGACGCTGCCCTGGGTCGCCGAATTGATTGGGCCGGATGTTCCGCCGTTGGCATTCGCCGTTCCTCCCGGACCATAGAGTTGATACATGACGACGGCGCCCATGAGATCGGCGGCCTGCTGCAACTGCGCCGAGTTCTCAGAACCGATGCCCCACCATTCGTCTTGCGACTGGCTTACCCAGTTCGCGCCCATATCCCACGCGAACTGAAGCGCCGCGTCTGGGTAGAGGGTTGAGCTTGCGTAAGCGGGGAACTGCTGCCGGAAGTTCGCCGCGTTGAACACCGGCGCAGTCATGTCGCTTTACCTCACCGGGCGTTAGTTACGGCTTGCAGAGAGGCGTCGGCACTCTTGCCCTTGCTCTCGGAGAACTTCTTGACGTCGGCGGCGGTCCGTGGCCGAGACCCCTCGTCCTTGCTCATCTTCTGAGCCACTGCGTTTGCATCGAGTGCAGGACCTACGATTTTGACGAAGCCGCGTTCCTGATGCTTCTGGAACTCGGGATGCTCAGAAAGGAACCGCGCGTCCTCATCGGACACGGTCGTTGAGACACCCTCCGGCGTGATGATTGCGCCGCTGCCGGGGCTCGCGACCGATGCGCCGCCCTTGACGAGGACGCTCCGCAGGACGGTGCCGACGCCGTGCGTGGTTTCCCACGTGGTGTACTTCTGGTCGGCCGCCAGGGTTGAGATGACGTGCTTCGTCACGGCTCAGATTCCGGAATACCGGACCACCGCGTACGGCCGCTTCAGCATGATGCCTGCGGTGGCGTTGGTGAAGTCCTCGACGTAGGACTTCGCGCGCTGCTCGACGCCGAGCGCCATGAACTTCACCGGGACGACCTGAATGAACGTGCGCTTGTCATCCGTGCCGCCGTCCTCGACCTCATCCGCCCAGAGGTAGAACACGTTGCTGCCACCGTTGGCGCCCGTAAATTGCGGGTTGGTCACCACGCGGCACTTCGGGTAGGTCGCCCTCAGCCACTGCATGACTGATTGCGTGCCGAGCGCGTTCTGCTTCGAGAGGTACTGCGCGGTGCTGAACGGAATGGCGAGGGTGGTATCGACCGCCTGCGGGTCGATGTTGTCCTGCGACTGGATCTGCAGCTGGTTGAACGCCGTGATGATGTCGAGCTGGATCTCGAGATACGTCTTCACGGCCCACGTGAGTCCCGCAACGCCGGTCGATACCGTCACATAGGCCGGTAGCCCAGGGTCGTTCAGGATGCCGTAGGTCTGATTGGCGCCGTTGTTGAATCCGTAGAAGCCAACCAGGTTGCGCCATATTTCGAGCTGAAGCACCGAGGCCGCGCGCTTCTCGGCATCCGAGCTCACCATCGCGGCGGAGGCGCGTGCTTGCTCGAGGCGTCCGACCTGCACGCCGGACTCGAAACGCACCACAGTGCGCTGGTTCCAGTTCACGTTCCAGTCGGCGAGCGGCACATTGGACCCGTCGCTGTAGACCGCGACGTTGCCTTCCGGCTCGATGAGGCCCTGCACGATCCACTCGTCGCGCCAGTTGCCGATGGTGTCGATGCCGACCATCTCATCGATCTTGCGCGCGGTGGTCAGCGCCTTGACGAATCCCGGGAGCCAGTTCTGCAGGAACTGAATCGGCGTCACAATCGTGCCCGTGGTGACAACCGAGGGAAGCGCCGGCCAAGCGTCCATTGCGGCACCGTCCATTGCGGCGATTGCGCAAGCCGCGCGCAGATACCCGGGCTCGAAGCCGATGCCGAGCCGCGCGAGATCCGCGTAATCCGCCACGTCTTTCGCTGACATGGCGATGGGCCGCACCTGTTTTGGGGACAGCCGCGAGTGGGTCGGGGAAGCCTGGAGATTCGAAGGCCGCATGGGTTGTCCTCAGTAGACGGTGCTGAGACGGATGATGGCGAGGCCACCGCCGACAGTGGCATTCGCAGCCATGGCCGCAGCCTGTCCGGGATAGCCGCGGACGATGCAGTTCGGGATGGCGATCGTGCCGCCGGCCGGCGTGCCGCCGTAGGCGATCGACCCGAGGACGCCCGTGGCGGTGGTCATGACGACCTGGTCACCGACGTTGTATGCGTTCCCGATGTTCACGATAAGAGAGCCGAAGGTCAGCATCGAGACCTGCGAGTTCGGCTGCAGAGTCAGGCCGGGCGCCAGCGGGTTGGTCGCGCTCGAGCCGAAGGCCGGAAGCTGCTTCGGCAGGCACGCGATGCCGGCGAACGGTGTGGCCGCAGCGATCGTGCCGCCCACGGTCGCAATGCCGGTCGTCTCCGACTTCGTGAAGCCGTACCCCATCGTGCCGCCGCTCCCATCGAGTGTCAGCATCTCGATGCGGTGCGGCTCATCGAGGACGATGTCGCCGATGACGCCGAGGTTCAGCAGCGTGTTGATCGTTGTCTGGAAGCCCATGTAACGGATCTCCGCTTCAGGAAGCGAGGTACTTGGTGACGAATGACTCGCCGGACGCCGAGTCATGCGCGCCGCGGTGCGTTGGTGCAGGGGCGCTTGCGCGGCCTGCAAGGAAGCAATCCAAGGCGGTCACCGGATCACCGAACTCGGGCCGCCCGAGCTTCTTCAGCGCGTAGGCAGCCATCTCGGTATGCGTCATCTCATCGTGATCGAACGCGCCCACGATCGGAGAAACCTTCTGGTAGAGCTTCTGTGCTGCGACGGCGTCGCGGCGCGCTTCGGCGGTCGCGCCAGTTGCCGCTTTGCCTGCGGCCTCTGCGACCCGACGATCCACCAGCGCGGTGATCTCGGCCGCATCCATGCCCTTCTTGGTGTCCTTCGCGGCGCGACGGTCGCGAGCGACCCTGCGTGCATCACGCGCACCAGCGCGGCGGTCGCGAGCCGACCTACGGTCCTTCGCCTCCTTGCTCTCATCCTTCTCATCCTCCTTCTCCTCCTCGGCGTCCTCGGCGGACTCGGCTGCATCCTCAGCCTCCTCCTCCTCCTCGGTCATGTCCTTCGCGCGACGGGCATCGCGAGCCGAACGCTTGGTGTCACGGGCATCGCGTGCATCCTTGCTTCCGCCTTCGCCGGGACCTTTCGGCTCGAGATCGCCGTCCTTCTTCGGCTCTTCTTTGCCGCCAGAGGGGTCTTTCACTTCGCCGCCGGATTTGTCAGCCACTGATGTGCTCTCGCGTTTGGGTTCGGGCGCGTCTTTGCCCTGCTGCTCTTTCCAGACTTTGCCGGCGACGCCCTCGGCATAGTGTTTCGAATAGCCCTTGCTTTCGAGCTTCGAGACGAGCGAGTTCCAGGAATCGCTGATGTGGCTCTTGACGAGCTCGGTCGTCTCGGCATCGACGGTTCCTTCCGTCTCGTCTTTGCGCTTCTCGGTCACTCGAACTTCGTCGATCATGTCCAGCGAAAATGTGAAGTAACTGTCGTGTGACATTTCTGCGGCGTCAAGAACCCGCATTTCAGGGCCGCGCCGCCCCCTATCCACGGAGGCTGTGTGATTGCCCCGCACGACTTTTTGGACATACTCGTACCGCTCGCCGTTGTACACTCCGGCCTGCGGGACGAAATTGCAGCGGTAACCGCAGGAGAGTTCGCGCTTGCCGGACGCGATCTTGCGCGCCAGGGATTCGGAGAAGACCTTGATGTTCCCGTAGAGGACGCCGTCCTTGAAGTAAACATCCTCGCCGATGACGCCTTGAATGCCCTTCTTTTCGGCCGGCACGAGGCCCTGTGATTCGTCGCCGAGCAGCGCGTCTGGATGATCATCGGTCCAGGGCAACAGTCGAAAGCTCCTAACAGCCTCTTCGGAACCCAACTCCTCCGGCGGCAGAAAGACATTAACCATTTTGTTGCGGTCACCGCCCTTTTTGACTGACGCTTCGGAATACTTGAATACGCCGATACGCGAAAGCGGGTTGTCTTTGACCTCAAACCACCCGTTGGAGTCCCATTCCCGGCGGTCCTGCGCGCCGGCAAGCAGTGCGGCGGCCTCCCGCTGCGCCTCGGCCTCTTCCTTGCCTGCAGCCTCGGATGCGCGCTCAGCCGCAGATTCCCGCTCGCCAGCGTTGATTGCGCGCTCGAGCAGTCGCGTCAGTGTGGCCGCTACCCCGGGATGGAGAGGCTGCGGAGGCGCATCCATGGGCGCCCATTGGTATTGCGTGTGCTCCTCATTGAGCGTCGGGGCGAACTCCTCGACCGTCTGCCCATAGGTCACAAAACCGGCATTGCTATCTAACTCCGTCAGCGGATCATCGCCGCCCCGCCCCGTCTCTTCCTGCGTTTCGCGGCGCGCCGCCTGCTCTGGCATCTCGCCGTCCTCAATCGTGCCGCCGGGGAAGCACCATTCCTGCTGGTGATCCCCGCGCGTCCCGCGCCTGAGAAATAGCGCATTGCCCTTCTCGGACAACAGCAGCGTTCCGGCTCCAGACGGGGCGGAGATATCCTCATCGCGACTTTCCCGCCTCTCTCGATACGCGGCCGCGAGCGCGTGGGCTCTCGGGTGTCCGGCGCGGATCAACTCGGCGACGTTGTGCGAGAAGGCCGCACGGCTTGTGCCATGCTCAAGGGGCATCTCTTTCTTCCTCCTCGCGTACCGCCGCTACAACGGCATGACCGCCGCTGCGCGCGGCCTCTGCTGCCTCTGACGGATCGTCCTCAAGCGGCAGCGTTTCAAGCTCGAGGTCCAGGCCGATACCGTGGTAGCCAGATTCCTTGTCGGTCGCGAGGCGCTTGCGGCTGTCTTGTGGTGTGAGCGAACCTGCGGCTATGCCGGCGGCGTCGGTCTGCATCTTCACGAGATTCTCGTCCGCCTTCTCCTTGTGCGTCATCGCGTCGAGCTCGTGCCAGTCGACCACAATTTCCGTATCTGCCAGCTCCGGAAATTTCGGCTTTACCTCGGACAGCATGACGAGCTGATGATGTCGCGAGAGAAATGGCGATAAGTCCCGCTCCTCCATGGATTCCAGCAGCTCGTGGTAGCTCGATTCGTCGTAGTCTCCCGTTGCGGCAAAACCACCTGGAGTCGTGCCGAGGAGCTTGCAGATCGGCATGCCGGCGGTCGCTGCGACAAGCCCATATTGCGTCATGACGAGACCGTCGAACTCAGAAAGCGGCGTGTCGAACTGCTTGAAGTCGTCCTCCTGTTTATCTCCGATCTTGATGCCGAAGTTATCGCGGACGCTGATCCACCAGTTGATGAGCTTCGTCGCTTTGGCGGTGTCGGCCATGACCTTCTTCATGTTGGTCAACCAGACATTCGTGCGCTTGGACAGGGCAAGCGCTGGCGCCTCGTTCGCCGTGCGCTCGGCCGCGTAGACGCGCTCCATGATCATTTGCGGGAGCGGGATACCGCCGAAAAGGTATAGCGGCTTCAGCACATCCGCAGGCTCCGCGTACCTGAAGATGACGAGATGCGTGCGATGTACGCGCTGCGAACCGATAAGCCACCATGTCGGCTCGTAGAAATGATCCGAGGACGGCACGCCAGAACTGTCGGCATCGAGGATAGGCGCGGTCCAATAGGGGTCGATCTGCGTGATGCCACGGTATTTCCCGGGCTTTACGCTGTCAGGGTTGAAGGGCTTCTCGTAGTACTGCGGATCGTCGCTTTCGACTTTGAACAACGCGATACGGATACCAAAGATTCGCCCCTTGACGCCAAAGTCACGGAGCTGACCCATAATTGCGAGCTTGCGGTCCCAGTGTTTGAAGATCTTGAGCGCCTTGGCATCGAGATCCTCCCCGTCCGCCGTCGTGATGTCATAGCCGTTTCGGATCGCATCATCGACCGGGGTCGCGCAAGCCTTGTAGATGAGCCAGTGCTGCGCGATGAATGCGGCGTTCTGGTAGCCGATGAACCCCTGCTGCATGTACCAGGGCATCAACGCCAGCAGTGACTGGCCGGCTTCCACGGCAACCGCCTTGAATGCCGGAAGGCCGGTATCCTCGCTGTCCATTGCGTCCATCGCGGACCCGGGCGCGGCTCCGCTTCCAAGCTGCTCCTGCGACACCCGAGCAGCCGAGCGCGCTTCCCGGACGGCCCGCAGAAAGCCGTCTATGCGGCGCTGGCTAGCTTCGCGTTGCTGCGCCAGGATGTCGGGGAAATCCTCAGCATACTTATCGGCGCGGCTCTCAGGGGCGCTCTCAGGCGACGGCCGGCGGCGGAATGGACTCAGGATGAGTTTTACGAAGGACGCGAACAAGGGCCGTCACTGCTGCCGAGAGCTGGACATTTGGCACCAGTGAAGCGAACGGGATTGTGACAAGCAAGAAAGGACTTGGCTGTCCGTCGCTGCGGGCGTTATGCTGCGCGCGCCGTCCTGGTAGCGCGAGTGAGCCCATGTGATCTACGCGATTTTCGTTTGCGTCTCTGTCGGCAATGGTGACGCGAGTTGTGATACGGCACTTCCGGTCTACTACCAGACCGCGCCGCAGTGCGAAGAGGCCATGATTCTGCAGTATGGCCACGCGCCGCCGGGATCGACCATCAAATTCCGCGATCACCGCATCTACTGGACGGATTCCAATAGCGGCAGCATCGTGTGGTATGAGTGCATGAGCAAGCCGACTTGGCAGAGCGTGCCGTGATCCCTCAACCGAAGAAACTTCGTCGCGTGACCACGATCGCCGCGAAGGCTCTGGAGCTCGCATCCACCTGGTCATCCGGGCCGCTTCCGGGGAACATCTTCAGCTCGTCGATGTAGCGCTGATTCCAGACCGCATTTCGGACCAAGTAGACATTCCCGACGTTGACCTGGGATGCGAATGGGGCCGCCCGAGTGGTCTTATCGCCCGTTTCCGGCGAGGACACGACGTTGTACCCGGACAGTTTCGAGGTGAAGTATTGCGCCTGGAACTTGCCCGCTTGGCCCGGGTCCTGCGCGATATGGATCGCACAATCGGGTCCATCACGGCTTGCCGTCGCGAGTAGCGTGCGCTCCACCTCATCCGGCGAGCCGCGAAATCTCACGATATCGGACACTACGGGCTTACTGTCCCAGTTGCCCATCTTGGCGCCAACGGTGTAGTCGCCGTCGTCCTTCGTGCCGGCAAAGTCCCAAGCACGTACCCACTCTATTCCTGACGGCTCGGCATCGAGGAACTGGATCCGTTCCGGCTTGAACATCGCCCCGCCGATCGGTATCGGCTTCTGCATGTACTGGCCGGCAAACACCCACGGCTTCGCCTCGCGCATGCGCTCCAAGTCCTCAAGAGAATGCTTCTCCGGCCAGAGCGCTTCTCCTGAGTCCGTAATGGCCGGGAAGCAGATCGGCTCCCACTTCTCACCCGTCCCCCCCGATAGCATCCAGCCAGCGAGGTCCATCTCGTCCAGTCGCTGCATGACCACGATGACCGGGACATGGTTCGAGTTGAATCGACTTTCAATCGTGGTCGGGTATCGCTGAATGCTGATCTGCCGGGAGTGCTCGAACTTCTCAGGCTCAGCGTTGATGGGGTCATCCAGAATTACGGCGCCTCCGAATCCGTCTCGAGACTTTCCGGCCCCCATGCCGATGATCGTGCCGCCCATGCCGGGGGCGTAGACGATACCGCCCTCGGTCGTGCGCCAATTGCCTTGCGATGTTTTGTCAGGATGGATTATCGCATTCGGGAAAATCTCGCGGTAGCTTGGATGTTGCACGAGTTCGCGGATTTCCCACGATTTGCCGCTCGCCATCTCAGAGCTGTAGCTCGTATAGATATACTCAGAGTCGGGGAAATGCCCGAGCGTCCAAGCGATGAACATCTGCACGAGAATGGACTTGCTGTACCGCGGCGGCAGATTCAGGATAAGCCGCGTTATCTCCCCTCGATAAACCTTTGTGAGCGCGTCACAGATTACGGGATGATGCGGTGCTCGCAGCCATTTGATGCCGCGGCACTCGAGGTGCATCCAGCGAGCGAAGAAATAGAAATCCTGCCGCGCCTTGTGACATGCAACGGCGCGCTGCTTTGCGTCCCAGGAGCCACGCATTTAGCTGTCCGGGATAATAGCCCGGCTGGTGCAGCGGCAGTTGGGAAGGAACCCGGGCAGTATCCATTGCTCAACCGCTGGGTCCCACATGCCCTTGGCGATGTCGAATTCCTGGCCGTCCATCTTGAGGTGCGTTGGTCTCGGCTCCTTCCCTGCGCTGCTGTGGCGCCATATGGCCCGAGTGATGCCCAACTCCGCGCGCCTGCTCTGCTCAAAGTAGGTATGAGCTTTTGCCTGTTGATCCCTAGCGATGAATGCGGCTCGGCGATACGTGACGCCGTACTTCTGTCGTATCTCCTGAGAGAGATCATACATGCCGCCGCCCTTCATGGCGCTGCGCCATACTGCGCCCTCGACGTCTTTCGAGAACTGCTGCGGAATGCTACGGATGAGGCCGACGTTCTCTGAGACCACTGCACGGTAGGCAGAGACCATGCGATCGCTGGGGCGGAATCGAACCGTGAAACCCACGGCAGCGAGACGCTTGCGAAACTCGCGCTCGAAACTCTCCTGGGTCCGCGTGGCGAAAAGCTCGGCCATATCGAGCGCAAGGGAGTCAGCGCGCTTCGTCCAGTAGAGGCGCCACTTCCGGAGCGCCCGCCGCAAGCGCACGACAGGATCGCCGTCGTCCATGGCGAAGCGGGCCGCAACAGGTGCGTACCGCGGCCCGAGGCGGCGCAGAATGTCGGCACACATGGAACGAGCCATGGCCTGCAGGCGGCGGCGATAGAGTCCTTCGGCGACTGTATCGACTGGCACTGCACCAACGATCCTCATGTGACGCCGAGCCGGCTCGCGCGCTTGTAGAGATCGGCGATCTCGACCTTGCCGTCTCCAGGGAGCTGCGATAACTGTGTCGCCAGAGCTGCTAGGGTTTTTGCCTTGCGAGCCGCCGGATATCCGGCAATCAAGGCCGTATCCCGCTCCGCTGTCCAGCGGCCCCACGATCGCCGGCGGACATTGTCGGGCGTCGTGCCGAACACCCGACGCGCGGTCTTTGAGAGATGCAGTCTTCCGAGTTCCGGCCGCATGCTCGGGAACACCACTAGCGTCTTGCAGCTGACACAGACGTTGTGCCTGTGGAGCGTTGGCGCGCCGCAGCACGCGCATAGCAGCATGGTAAGTCCGTGGGCCGACCCAATCTCTTCCGCTAGCATCTATGGGCTCTGCCAGTCACAGCCCGGCGGCGAGTAATGAGTGGGGTCGCAAGACGCGATAGCGGTGAGCACATCGAGTCAACATCCAAAGTGATGCAAGCAGTCTCGCCAGTCGTAGATGATTTCAGAGGGCGCAGGTAAGCTTTGACAGCCTGAGCATTTGCGCCCGCGCGGGTCGCCAGTGAAGAGGGCATAGGCTGCCGCCATCGCCGGCCGCAGTTCACTTATGGCGCCGCGGGGCGCGGGGCTTGCGGGCGGCGCGTTTGGCGCCAGGATTCCGTAGGGCGATCGCCTTGGGCTCTGGGACGGCCGCAGGCGGCTCAGGAGCAGCGATAGGCGCCGGCTGCGCCGCAAGGTCTGGGGAAGGACCGTCAGAGGCTGCGGCGGCCGCCGGAGCGGGCTGAATGGCCACGACGGTCGGTGACGCGTCCTGGAGACTGAAATGCTCCCGATACTCCGCCAATGAGTCTGGCTTGCAATCGGAAACGCCGAAAAGTCGTTTGAGCCATCGCATGAGTCAGTCTCCCGGTTTCTCGGCTGCGGCCACGAACTGGCGCGCGAGCTGCAGCGCCTTCTCGACTCGAAACGCTCGCGCCTCGGGACCATCCTGCTTCGCTACACCACAATGGATCACATCGGCGATGAGGAGCGCCCCGGCCAATACCGTCGTGACCGCAGAGCGTTCGTCAGCATCGGAGAAGAGCTTCACCATCACACCTCGTCGTCCAGTTTCGCGCCAATCTCACCTGCCTCTGCGACGCCGATGACGTACACCGGACCGCCGCCCGGGCCGCTCAGCTCATGCCGTTCCGTCAGCCACCCCAGATGCTGAGAGAGCAACCGCGAAGCGGTATTGCGGTCTGACAGCGTGATCTCGGGCACGCCGTCCTTGAACTTCACACCCTCGATACAGTCCTTGAGTTCCTGCGGCCACTCCCGCGGATCCTTGGGCAAACCAACGGCCTCTGCGCCGAGCATGGTCGCCGCGACAATCAACGACCGATCGGCATTCGCTCGGTTATAATTCCCGGCCAAATGACGGGCGTAACGTCGCTCGAACGCGGCCCTCGGTTTGGCCCGTAGCTCCTCGATCGCCGCGGCGACCCTGGGCATCCTGAGCCATCGCCAAGCCTGCTGTTTCGGATTACTGCACTGCGGCTTTACTTGCCGTACAGCCTCGGCGCCGATCCTGAAGCCGGCCGGGCTCTCGACAATGAGCTCGACGAACCGCTGCATCCGCGGCGGCAGACTGAGGTACGCGCTGCCCTCCGCGCTCATGCCCGGCAGAGTCGAGACGGCGGCTCTGCCGCCCGTCGGACGTATCGCAGGCGCTCTGGCCGTTATTTCGCCGTCAGCCGCCGTTATGGATTCGGCGGGAGGCGCATGAGTCCGCGACGGTGGCAGTGCGCGGGTGGCGTCGAAGGGCGCCGGGATGGGGTTTGTGGAGCGGCGGGCGGTCATGTCGGCGCGCCCGCGTGGAACCGGTGGGCACGCTTCGCCGCACGTCGCCGCGTCCGGATCGTCCAGTTCGCCTTCGTCGTCTTGTTCGCGCCGGGGTTGCGGTAGCGGATCGCCTCGAGATCAGACGGCAGGGTTCCGGCGTGCAGGCTCGTCCAGGCGTAGGCGATGGCGTCGGTTGGTTTGGGCTTCACGGAGCGGCATTGTGCCGCGCCGGTTGAGCCGAGAACACCTACAGGATGCCCGGATGTTGGTTTGTCAAGCGGTTTTTGGGCTCACGCCACGATCTTGTCGGCCGGCGGCGCGGGGTCGACCGTCTCAGTCACGATCCGGGCGCGCTCTCGAGCCTCAGCCCGCGCGAGCGCATCCCACAACGTCTGGCGGGCGATGCCGTAGCGCTCGCATAAGCGTTTGTCGGTGAGGGTACGCCGCAGCCGGACCTTGGATAGCAGCTCGTCCTCCTCGATGGGAGTCAGGGCGGGTTTCATTTCGCGGCGCCTCCATCTGGATATTCCCACTTCAGCGCCCAGGTCTTGGGGACGATGCCGAGGAAGCCGTTGTCGGCCTTGCGATGCAGTGTCCAGTGACCCGAGCCTGCCTGCTCGCACACGGATATGCCATTGTCATCCTGAAACGATGATGACTCAGCGCCGTTGGGGGCGATTGCGATGATGGCCATTCTCATTTGGTATTTCCTTTCTGCGGCCGGATAAGCGCCATCGGATCAAACACTGAGACCGTGTTTTTGCCTATTTGAAGCAACTCACGATCAACCTTCTCGTATCGGATGAGTTCTCGGCGTAACTCCTTCTCTATTTTGGCGTGTGCGTCCAATTGCTGTGCGATAACTGGCGCTACTTCCCGCCTCATCGCTGCCCTCCTCCCTGCCCGTTTCCCGCTATCGTATGATACGCCGACTATATGCAACATATGAACGCGCAAAAGAGCGGTTTTATTGTTCTTCTCGCCTGCGTCGAACAATTTTTTTAGATCGACGTCAGTCAATCCGAACAACCTAAATGCGTATCTGATGCCGGCGCTGCTTGCGCGTGCTTTCGTTCGTTTGGGGTGTAAGGGCGGCCCTAAATTGAGTGCGGCTTTACGATTTTTGGAAGACCTATTAACCATTACTTCATACCTCTGCCACATCACTCGCGATTTTGCGCGCCTCATCAGCAGTGATTACCTGTTTCGTGATCGCACCTCCAGCATAGCCCGCTGAAACTGTACGCTGCGCACTTCATCATCTTTAAACCATGCGCAGCGCACGATATCTTCTTGAATGGCGGAAACTGTCATCGAAGGCCCTCCAGATTTCAGCATAACAACATCGCCAATCTCAAACTTCACTTCGGTTTTCATGGATGACTCCGCAGTTATTACATCATCTTGTTTCGACAGGTCAGGCACGCGCAGCCGGCGGGGTATGGCGCACGCTGCCATGTCGTATCGAATGTCCACGGCGCGAACGTGAGCGGCTCGCTTGGGCCGCAGACCTCCGCGCGATCGCCGCCGGTGAGCGCTGCGGCTTGTGCTGTCCGTACCCGCTTCGCCAAGGCCATAAGCTCAGCATCGGTCAGGGCATCGACGGCGGCGAGGATGGTGCGGCGGGCGGCGAGGATTTCGGGGCGAGTCGGCGGCGGGAGTGGGGGCCTCACAGCCGCGTCTCCAACTCAAACGCATAGAGCCATTCGCATTTGCGCTCGCCGTCCTTCCACCACACGATGCGGTACTGCAGGCCGGTGCTATCGACCATGCAGCCGGTGACTTGGCCTGGGTAATTTGGACCGAGGATGAGGATCGGATCGCCGACGGCGAAGGCGAACTCGATGGCGGTGCTCATGCTGCTTTGCTCCAATGCCGGCGCAGCGCCCAGGTCGCGATCAGTAGCGCCTCGGCGCGCCCCTCATGCTTGGCGAGCGTCAGTTCTGCGTTGGGATAGAGCAGCCTCGCCTTGTCGAGCGATGCGCGCTTGTCGCGCGAGAGGCCAAGCGCGCCCTTCCACGTCGCGGCCGTGACGAGCTCAATCGGCAGCCCAAGCGATTGCACGACACCCAACACGGAGCCGAATCCGACGCCGAAGTTGAACGTCGACCCTAGTCCCTGCTTCGGCATCGGGGTGACGCGTTCCACCACGACGCGCTTGTCACCCGGGATGCTCAGGAACCATGAGCGCAGTTGGCCACCGTCGATCCAGGAGAGCTTGCCGTCCCGAATTACAGGGAGGTCTGCGACGTCAAGAGCGATGCCGGCTGCATCGATCGCTGCAATACCGCCGCAAAGGCCGGGGTCGATACCTACCGTGATCACGGCGCCGCCCCCGGCTGCTGCTTGCCGAGGTCGCCCAAGATCCGCTGCGTCTCACTCGTCGCTGCCGCAGCCGCCTTACTCGTTGGGGCGAACATATCGGCCTGGTCGCCGTCGGTGATCTCCCAGCGGGCAGAGCAGGTCTTGCCGAGAAGGTCCGAGACGTCCTCGACCTCATCGCCCCGCGCGCTCCAAGTGAGCGTGCCTTCAACCATGGCGCCCAAGGGGATCAGCGTCAGGTAGAGGTCGCTCAGCTCGGCCTGCAGGAGCGGCAGCGTCGGTTGATCCTTGGGGCCGCTGATGCCGCCTGAGACGCGAAGGCTGCGACCGAACACGGTGAGCCCATAGCGCTTGCGCGGCGCACCCTGGTCGTCGTAGAGCGTCGCGCGGCACCAGCCGACCGCCTCGCCCAGTAGTTCATCGATCACGTCGCGATCGACTTTCAGGTCTTTGAACTTCACCTGCGCCACGCACGTCGGCGCGCCGGACTCGTCCTTGGTGACTTTGGCGGTGAAGGTTTTTGCTACGTCGCAAACGGTGTCGAGTTTGATCATTGGAATGTCTCCAGTGTTTCTGATCCAACATAAGGCGTAATTTCGTCGATCGGCATTTGATCGCCGATCAACGCCCTGATTTGCTCGCGACGTCGCTCGCCAAAATGGTGTGCTGTGGATGCCATGAATTGACGTGCGCGAATGCCGGCGATTTTTGTCATGTAATACGGCTTCGGACCGAGTTGCTGGTCCTCGTAGTGATACGGGCCTGAGACCGTCGTCCTCATGAGGCGAGCAAAACGCTGGGCGGTGTCAAGATCGGTGATCTTCAACACCACGACCGGATTTTTGCCGTCGAAGGTAAAACACCCATCGCCTTCAATGAGGCCAACAAGCCATCCGATGTCGAAATCCGTTATCCGCATTGCCGCGCTCGCTTAACTGGCTTCGGCACCAGCGGCTCGCCAAACACGCGCTCGAACGCCGCCTCGAAGTCCTCCGCGCCCTTGCCACTGGGGCCGCGGCCGGCGATAACGCAGCCGATGCCGGCGGTGGTGATCGCGGCACGGACCCGGTCTTTGAGGGAGACGGAGAGGTTGGTTTCGATGGGGTGGCCGAGCTGCTCGAGACGCTGGGTGAGCCAGTCCTCGGCGGAGGGGTGGGCGAAGAGGTCGGGGGTGACGGCGGCGTTCATGAGGCGCCCCGAGGTCTACCGCCGTCTACGACTCCTTGTGCCATCGCACAAGTGCCACTTTGCACAACACACCCCATGCACAAGTGTCCCCCCCCCGAAGGGGGACACACTGTGCATTGTGCAGGCACTTGTGCACTTGTGCGGTCTATATAGGGTGCTTTTGTGCACTTCATTTGTGCACCCCGAGGCCGAACTTCGGCGTCCGGTTTCCGTACGTCCCGACCTGCACTCGCTCGAGCTTGC